CCCATCGGTTGGCCTGTTGTGGCTACTCCGCGGTCCAGTTCTAGGCTAGACAGGACACGGAGACACCTCACCTCGTCGTCACTCAACCCCTCCCCCTTCGCAATTAAAATTTCGACCGCCCGCTGGACGTACGCGGTCTTTATATTGTCAGTGGCACTCTCGTAATCAAACGAGTGCCACAAGTTCCCCTGGCATCCCGAGGCCAGGTAGCGGAGCCTCTCATCGGTTGGCGCACCGACAAGTAGCCAATTTTTCTTTTTTATGGAGGCGAAGAGTGAGTGGTGTAAAGGGGTCAGTACGGCCACATTGTATGATGAATACAAAGTGACTATCCTCGGCTTACCCGAAGAATGTACCAGCTGTACAGAACAGCCAGTATCGAACTCCTCCTCGTTCCAGTTCCCACCATGGCAGCGTTGATTGCTCTTCGACGCATGTCCGTTCGGGACATACGGACTCCTCCTCAAGTTCCAGCCGGTTGGGATGTTCTTCGCGAACGCGACCCCAAACTCCTCCAAGGCACGTGGTGACACGTCGACCGGCTGGTACCTACGATCTTTCCATTGCTCCATCTTTCCTTCCTGCAGGCTTTCGCAGAAAGAACACGGTTGAGACTCAGCTTTCGCAGATGTCTTAATGGAGAGCTCCTGAACCAGAGTGAGTTCAGGAGCGAACATTGACCTAACTTTCGCGCGAAGTTCGCCACACGCAAAAGCTGGAGGTAGCGGATTTACCGCCTTCAAAGACTGATCAACTGCAAGCAGTTTCACGATCTTTTGTGCCTTCCTCCGGAGTTGTTTTGATCGGGCACACCGATCTTTCTCCTTTGTTTCCTTTGGTTCTCGGTCCAAACCGTAAAGGACGTGGTAAGGGTTGGGGTTGCTCGAAGTCTTCACTGCCCCCGAACAGTGAAGACAAGAATAGGCCGACGAACCGACCATGTCTCGAAGTTTGTGCTTGCGTTTAAAGTGGCGACAATAACCACTGTTAGGGGGGGAGGCTGGTTGATTAAGGGACTCGAACCCAGAAGTGCAACGGGCCGCACTGGCCAATATTGTTTTAACGGCCCCGACTTTCGAAGGGGCTCCCAGCTCCCCGGAGGTGTGGCCCGTGAGCAGTATCCGT